CGTGTTCGTCAGAACCGACTCGATGGCCGTCGAGTAGTTCGTTGTCGCTTCGGTCGCCTGCGCAGTCGCGGCAGCGTAGGGTTCCGCCCCCTCGCCCGCTTCGAGCCAGAATTGCTTGATCTTCGACAACCGCTCGCCCGACTGCAGCAGTAGGTTGTTCAGTTCCGTCAGTGGGTTCGTCAGCGTCGCGATTGACCCGAGCAAGATGCCCGCGCCGCGAGCAACGACGCTGAAGACTTCAACGATGCCGTTGAGAGCGACCGCAACAACACCAACTACCGTAGCAAGCGCCCGCAGCGCCCCGTTCAAAACATTGATCGCGCCTGCATCTCCGATGGCCTGCGCCGAGGAGGTGAAGGCGTTCTTGAACTGGTTCCACGAAGCCGCGAGGCCGGTTGTTTCCCCTTGCAGTTCTTGCAGACCGCGTGTGAACGCCGGGAAGAAATCTCGGGACGCCAAGCGACCCGACTCGACCAACTTAATCAGTTCCGCGTCAGTGATTCCCAAACCCTTAGCCGTAAGGGTTAGTGCGCCTGGTAGGGAATCTCCCAATTGTTGGCGGAGTTCTTCCATGCTAACGACACCCTTGGAGGCAATTTGCCCAAGTGCGTCAAGCGCGAGTTGAACCCGCTCAGAAGACAAGCCCAGGGTTGCGCCAGCGCGCGTAACCGCTGCAAACAGCGCATTCGTTTGCTCAAGCGGAATGTTCGATGCTTTAGTCGCGGCGCTGAATCGAACGAACGACTCCGTGATCCCCGACATCGAAATGCCGCTTTGGTTTGCGGCTTTCTGCAAGAAGTCGAATTGACGAGCCGCAAGACCCGAGTCTTTGTAGAGCGCCGTCAGCGCACGCCGAACCGTCTCCGTTTGGATGTTGACCGCGATGAACTCACGGCCCATCTCCTTGACCTTCTCGACCAGTGCCCCGATCGCATCCGCGATCAGGTTACCCACGGCGATCTGGCCCATCGAGTTCTTGAAGAGGTTCGCGGCTTTGTCGGCCACGGTGAGCTGGCCGCTCAACTCACGCACCTCGCGCTGCAACTCGTTGATGCGCGCTGTGCCGCGACCCATCGCTTCGGCCAGCGCCGAGCCCGTGAGCCCTGACTGCTGCGCGACGAGCTGCATCGAGCGGCGAACCTGCTCGATCTCGGTGTTCACGTCCTGCACGTTGCGGATGCCGATGCTGCCGAAGGCGTCGGCCAGGGCCTGTGCGGACTGGCGCGCGGCGGCCTCAGTCTTCTGGGCGTTCTCGCGCGCCAGCGCGGCGATGCGGTCGTAGGCCGCCTTCTTCAGCGCGACGATGCGATCTGAGGCGGCTTCCTCGGCGGCGTACTGCTGCTTCAGCAGCGCGATGTCGTCGGCGGTCTGCTTGTCGGCGCGCTGGCGCTGGAGGTCGGCCGTGCGCTCGCGGATCTCGTTCTTGCGGTTCTCGACGGCGAGCGTGCGCTGCAGGATCTCTTCCTGAGCGCGGTCGACATCGGCCTCGGCCGCGACGCGACGGCGCGCAGACTCTTCGGCGGCGGCGGCCTGGGCACGCGCCGAGGCGGCGAGGCGGTCCTTGGCTTCTGCAGCCTCCTTGTCGATGGTGGTAGCCTGTCGGCTGAGATCGATCTGCTGCTGCGCCGCCCGACCGGCTTCATTCAGCGCCTGCGCGAGCCTGACCTGGGATGCCGTGACGTTCTGGCTACTCAGACCCAGCGCGTCGAGTTCGTCACCGAGCTTCTTCAGCTCGGCCTGCTGCCCGGCCAGGGCGCGCTGGTTGCGCTCCGCTGCGTCGGCCGACTGCTCGGACGCACGGGCTGCGCGGCGCTCGTTCGCCTCCGCATCACCGAGTTCCTTGTTCGCAGCCTTCCGAGCCTCGTTCAGTTCACGAACCTGGGCCGTTTGAGCCGCCTGGGCCTGCTGGCTGTCGCGAACCGACTGCTTGTACTCGTCGGTGGACTTTGCTGCGGCTTCGGTGGTTTGGCGCAGCGTGCGCAGATCAGCGGTCAGCTTGTCCAGGTTGCTGCGCGCGTCCAGCCACGCCTTCGTGGCAGCCTCTTGCCGCGCACGCGCCTCGTCGGTCGAGCCCTGGAGCTGGTCGTACTTGGTCTTCAGCTCCGCGGCCTTGGCCGCCGCTTGATCCTGCGCCTGCGCGGCCTCGGTGACCTTGGCGGCCAGGGTCTCGAACGAGCGCAGCGCGTCCGCCTGCGAGCCGAGTTGCCCGATCTCGGCGGCCAGCTTCTCGAACTCCGGCGCCGCGTCGCCAGCCTCTTTGGCGAGCGAAAGCACGCTCGCCTGGAGCTTCTTGATGTCCTCTGCCCCCAGCGTCTCCACGCTGAGGGTCATCTTCACGTCGCGATTGTTCGTTGCCATCGTGGACCCTGAAATGAAAAACCCGCCAAGCCTCGGGAGGACATGGCGGGTTCGGGTAGCGGGCCTTCAGTCCCGCCCGGCCAAGCAGCTCTCGATCAGGACACCGAGGTCATCTGCACCACAGTTGCGGGCTCGGTGAAGCCGGTCGGGGTCTTCATGCGACCGGGCAACGAGATGCTGGCGAAGTCGTCTTGCAGGAAGTCGAATGCCGAGTCAGCAGCGATCACAGCCTCGTGGACCGTCACAATGTACGGCAGGTTGTCCGCGAAGTTCTTGCCGACCAGCTTGAAGCGAGCGCGCAGTTGCGCGTCGGTCATGGCCTTGATCTCCGAGCCGGTGGCCGACTTGTAGGTGCCCGACACCTCGATCACTTCGCCGTTGGTCACCAGCGAGGAGCCGGTCAGCACCTTGATCCAGCCCAGGTCCTTGTCGGTGATGAAGTCGACGCCCTCAACCAGCGCGGTGTCCGACGCATCCTTGGCCGTGATCGTGGTGAACCACGCCTTCGACAGCGCGTACCACGTGTCTTTGGCGGCGATCGTGACCGCCTCGTCGGTGATGGTGCCCGACGCCTGCGACACAGCGGCCGTGGTGCCCAGCAGCGCGATCGCCAACGATTCCTTGTTCACTTCGGGCAGATCCACCGTCAGATCGGCGGGCTGCGGAATGGCCGCAGTCTCGATCACCTGACCGTAAGTGTTGCGACCCTTCGAGGTCATTTCCTTCAACTCGACGTTCGGTTTGATCTCGAACTTCGAGCACTCGTAAGGGCCTTGGTAGGCGCCGAAGACGCCGTTCACCATGCGGGCGATGTAGAGGTCGCCGGAACCGAGGAAGCCGCGTGCAGACATTGTGTTTCTCCAGAGAGTTGCCGGCTCAGCGGCAGACAGCAGATTTCAGGGTTGGAGTGTGCCGCCCGCAATCTGCTTGAGCCTGCGGCACGATTTCGGTCAAGGGTTTGAGAGGTCTTCGGCGAAGCTCACTCGGATCATCACGCGCGCCTGGACAAACGCAGCGCCGTCGGGGCGCGGGCCGATGTCTTTTCCGAGGTAGCTCACTGCGAAGACCTTGTTCCCCCAGGTGCGATCGCCACCTTTGAATACCGCGCGCTTGATGTCGCGAATCATCTTGTGGGCCTGCACGTTGGGGTTGTTCGGGTCGCACTTGTCGTAGGCGTCGATGACGTAATCCTGCGACACCTTGACCTGGGCGGTGCGGGTGCGCCCGGCCTCGTCGTCCACCTCGTCAGCGCCTTCGACGATCTGGATGCACGGAGGCTCGTCGTCGGCCGGCACCTTGCGGCGGCCCTCCTGCACCTCGCGGCCGATGTCGGTCTCGCAATCGTTCGCCAGGAGGATGGTCGCCATGCGCGCGGCGAGTTCGGCCGCGACTTCGGCGCTCTTGGTGTATGTGGTCACTCGAATGCCTCGTCGAAATACTCTTCCGCAGCGCGAACGATCGCGGCCTGTAGGTTCTCTTCGATCTCGTCGCGAACCAGCGGGATCGTGGTACGGAAGAGTTGGTAGACGGCTGGGCCCAGCAGGCGACGGATCTTCTGCCGGCCGACCTTGCGACCTTGGCGATCCGTCGTTTCTTTCTTGCTACCGCTGCGGCCGCCACGCCCGACGAACAGCGTCGGGTTGCCCTCGGTGTCCACCTTGCCGGGGATCATGAAAGCGTCTGGGCGCGTCTTGCGCGCGCCTCTCACAACCTCTACCGACGCGCCGTCTGGCTTCTCATCGCTCTTGCGAGGCGTGTATTGGTGTAGGGGGTACGGGCCTATGCCCATACCTTCGATTGGGTCAGGCCAGCGCACGCGCTTGGTCAACGGCATCGCCCCGTAGTGGCCTAGGCCAGTCTCGAAGCCTTTCTTGCGGGCCGCGACGATCTCGAAGACCGGGTTCGTCTTCGTCGCAGGGCGCGTGTCCATTTTGCGACGGACGTAACCCTCTCGGAGATTCACACCGCGGAGGATGGCTTTTTGGCTCAGCTCGTAGGCATCTTTGCCGACCCGGTTCAACTCGACGACCATCGTGGCGCCGAGTTCTTCCGGGGAGAGCTTGGTCAGGTCGAGCCCAAACTTCTCCAGGTCGCGCAGTGCGAACTCGATCCGCACATCACACCTTCACCACGATGAAGCGCGCGTAGGCGCCCGAGTCGTCGACCTTCACGTCGAGCACGAAATCATCAGCGCCGATGGTCAGGGTGTCGCCCTTCTTCGGATTCAGCAAGCTGTCGATGGTCGCGATGTCGCGCGTGTAGACGGCATTGCGCGTGTCGCGCGCCGTCTCGTATTCCGTGTCAAGTCCTGCCAACTGGACGCCTCGTTCGACGGCCACTTGGCAAGGCTCGGAGCCTCGCAACAGAGCGCTCTCCCCGTGAAGGGAGAGCGCGTCTGCTACTGCTTGACGAAAGTGGTCAAGCATCCGGCGATCAGCTTTCGGCCACGGAGACCTTGAACACTGCTTCAGGCAGGGTGTTCAGGGCGATCGGGTTCGACTGCGATTCCAGGTGGACGCCAGTGTTGTTCTGGTTGGCGTACTGCTTGGCGTAGTACGGAGCGCCGTTGGTGTTCACGGTCTCCATGTAGTTCGCCGGGCAGAAGGCCATCTGGAACATATTGGGCACACCCTCGGGGAAGGCGTAGCCAAAGCCGTCGGCGATCAGCGGGGTGTTACCAACCGAACCTTCCAGCACGCTGTAGACCACACCGGCAAACTCGAAGTCGGTGGTGCTCTGGTCGGTGCGAGCGAAGGCGTTCTCCTGGTAGCGTTCCCAGGCGGCCTTCATCTTGTCGTGCGCCACCAGCTTGTCGAAGAAGCCTTCGGAGCACAGCACGCGCACGCGGCTGAACATGCGGCCACCCAGCTTGCCGCGCATGGCCCGCTTCATCGCGATCGAGTTGGCCTTCGGATCGGCCGCCGAGTTGGCGGTGGCGATGTTGAAGAACTTCGTCTCTTGCGAGAAGCCGAACAGGGTGTACATATTCTGGAGGACGGTGGTGCCGTCGGCATCCAGCACTTCGCCCTTCAGAGCG